GTGTCTTTGATGACGTTAAAACCAAACGACATTTGTGTCACATCACCGCGTGAAATAGACACCACGGCATCACGCCCGGCTTGCGTGTCAGGCGGGTCAATCTCAATCGCCAGCCCACGCTTGTCCTCGTGGAGTTTCAACGTGCCGGCAGTAGTGCGCCCAAGCACCTTGCTGGTGTCGTGATTCCACAGCGCACGAATGTCTGGCGATTCCTTGAGCGTCTTTTTGAACGCGCCCGGCAACACCCGCTCAACACCGCCCCATCCGTCATCCGCCCACTGATTAAAAACAACTGCATACCCACGCAGTTTGCCATCCGGCTCCGCCCGCAACTCACACTGTGCGCCCGGCGCAATCGCGCGACGCTCCATTGGCTTGCTGTGGGACTTTGGAGTGGATTGTGTGACTGCCATTTGCCTGTCTCCATTTGTGTGAAATAAAAAAAGCCGCCCGGAGCGTATCGCTCCAAAGCGGCCAGGGTCTTCCTGTGCCAAATATGTTTTTGCCTGCTACGACACGCTAAACTGGCGGCTCCTCAAATTTTTCCGTTTTAACTACGGCAATCTTGCCCTTGTCAAACTTGACCGTAATGCTTCCGTGAAAACGTTGGGAGATACATTCGGCCAACTTGTCACGAAGCCAAAGCCACTGGTCCCTACGCCGTTCTTTTTCTTCTTCCAGCATCCCCTACCCCGGCATTATAAAACATTGACAACTTTTATGCAGCGGCGGATTCTTGAAATTCACCTTTACGTGAATCGGCTCCGTCTTGCCGTCTCCCGAATCAATCACGTCCCCGACGGATGCAAAATATCCTTCGCGCCCCACAGTCGCGCCGTCCAGGGTTTTGCAATTCGAGCACGCGCTTGATTGAGTCCGCCATATCAACGCTTTGCCGAAAAACAAGAACACCGCCACTGCCGCCGCCTCGGCGACGCGAACCTTCCAACTATCGGCAATTTTATCCGGGCGGCTCTCCCCCCACTCGGTCAGGCGCTCATCTATCTCATCAAACGATTCCAAAGATTTGCCATCGGCCTTAGTCACCAACTGCCCCAAGCTCAAGCCAACATGGCGACCTACGGCAACCTCAGTGAAATTCGTGATGAATTCATCCAGGTCGGGAACGCCCTCTTCTATCTGCGCAGCGGCGGCCTCACCGGCTTCGAGCGCGTAGGCGCGAAGCACGGCTTTCACCTGAATGTCCACCAGTTTTCTGTGCTGCGCGTAAAATGTGACAAGCCAATCTTTAAATTCTTCCAGGCTGCGCGTCATAACTTGCGCGCGCCTAATCGCCAACTGCTTTCCGCCCTTGAGCGCCGCCGCCTCCACGGCGCCCCTTGAGCGAAACTTTTCCATGCCACTACGAATAGCATCCACCTCGGATGATACCACGCGCTCACTAAGCGCCAACAACTTTGGACGCCACTTATCGCGCAAAGCAAAGCGTTCATCGATCGCGCGCCGCTCCATTTCGACCGAGCGTTTTTCCATTTCCTCCGCAGCATTCGACTCGCCCGGATCCGGCAACTGCTCCGTTGGCTTGGGTTCGATTTTTTGTGGGTCTGTTGCGGCCTTGGGCCATTCACCACTGGCAACACGGTTGACATCGACCATTGCGCCCTGAACAACACGAAGGTCGCCAGCCTCACCGGGAATCGGATTCATATTTTCCGCCCGGCGCACCTCGTTGATACTCATGTCGCCGTGCTGCTGCATCTTGGCGTACCACTCAGCGCGCGCTTTCATATCCCCGCGCATCAAGCCTTTTATGTCAAACTCCACATAATACCGTTGTGTGGCGAAAAACTTCAATTTCGCCGCCTGCTCTATCCGAACAAACCACGGCATGTATCCATTCAACACGGCGTCAATCGCCGACTGTTCGCGATCTGCAATTCCACTTACCTCATTCGCTCCAATTAAGCGCGGCGGAAGCCTGAACCAACCAGCAATCTCTTCCTTCGCAAACCGCCGCGTGGCGAGAAACTGGGCGTCCTCCGGCGAAAAACCAATCGGCTTAACCGTCGTCCCCTGCTCCAGTATCGCCATCCGATGCGAACGATGAACCCCTTGATGGTTCAGATTCCACGACCTCTCCATGCGCTTGTAGGAATCGTCGTCCAGTTCCAGCGGACATTCCATAATCAGGTTCGGCGTTGCATCATTCGAGAAAAACCGGCCACCATACTGCGTAGCCGCGATGGACCCGCCAATACTTTCCCGCGCCAAAGTGATAAGTGACTTCCCGCCAAACGGGCCAATAACGTGAAAAATCTCCCCCCGCGAAAAGGTGCGGTCCTCTTTACCCGAACGGTGAAGAATGTAAATCAACTCGCCGGTCTCTTTGCGGTCGATTTTTATTCGGCTCGGGTCCAGCCGCCATATTGCATGAACTCTCCCCGCCTGCGTATATACCACCTGGTTTATCGAGTGCCCCCAACCCACCAGGTCCACAATCATCATTTCAAGCCATGTAAATTTTGTCGTCTCCGGGTTTGGCGAATTATGAAAAATATTATACAGTTCGTGCTCGTAGGCGCGATCCGCCCCGTTTCCGTCAACAGCGCGTCGATAAACGTGAGCCGGCACCATTCCCACGGTTTCGGAAAGCACCCGCATACACGCCATTACGTCCTGACAGTTCAGCGCAACATCGGGGGTGATGTATTCGCCGGCCGATGTGGCGCCACCAACCCGCGAAATCCCACCGGAAAAGTGGTTTTCCCAACTGCCCCATGCCGGTGCTGGACGCCAGCCGCGGACGAGTCCCGAAATGATGCTCATTGTTTGCCGACCCTATTCAAAGGCGAACCATTCAACTCCACAATCACCCCGAGCACCATCAAGCCTATCCCAACCGCAATCTTGCCCGCGTTGGGCGATATACACCATACGCCAAAGCAGGTAAACCCTATCCCGGCGACAAACAAGATAGAAACATAAATGGACCGGAAAACATGGGCGCTTTGACGTATCCAGCTAAATAGTCTCGCAAACAAAACGAACTCCCTTTTTCTTCTTCAACTAAAAAACAAGCCTATTATACAGGCTCAAATCAAAACACTCAATAGCGGGTTTGAAACCAATCTAGCCAGCATCCTCAACTGCCCCCCCAAGGAACCTGAACCCATGCGTCAGATAACGACTCACCGGCTTTACGTTCACCACGGCGCGCGCCATCGCCGTCATCAGCGCACTCACGGCGTCGATGCGCTCAGTGCTCTTTGCCTTGTCCGGCGCAAAGTTCTCGTTGGCGTCCAGACGGACACACACATTGCCCATGCACCAATCGAGAACGGGATTGTTGCCGTGAGCGAACAGATGCTCATAAACCAGTTTTTCGACTTCCTTCATCGCCGGGCTAAGCGTTTGAAATCCCTGGCGAACTTCAACCAGGTTTTTCACCCCGGACTTTTGCAGATTGGTGGCGAACATGGCGGCGTTCCACGGGTCGTAACCGATCTCACGCACATCGTACTTGTCGCAAAACATCTCTATTTCAGCCTGCACATAATCATAGTCGATAACGTTGCCGGGCGTTGGCGTGATAAAACCGTCCCTAATCCACAAATCATACGGCACCTTATCGCTCTCAACGCGCGCCGCCACTCTGTCGCCGGGAACCCACGCCCGGCATACAACCCGCCAAAAGTTGTCCGTCTTACATGGCGGAAACACCGCCACCGCCGCCGTCAAGTCAATGGTGCGCGACAGGTCTACGCCGACATAGCAGGTGCGTCCGGCCAGCGAGTCCTCGTCAACAACTGGACCGCCGCTCTGGCGCCAGGCGTCCATATCCATCCAGCGATCAACCTGCTCGGTCCACTGGTTCAGATAATATCGGCGATAGGTGTTTTGGTATCCCGGCGAGCGCAGCGCGATGGCAAGTTTCTCATCCAGAAACTTCGGCTTTACAGAAATCCCATAGTTGGGATTCGCCTTGAGCCGTGATTCGAGTGACGCCCAGTCGTCGTCTTTGTCATTGCTGGTAATAAACGCAAAAAACGTATCGTCCTGAAAGTCCGGCTTGCTGGGGTCGAGAATATCTTCGGCGTCTTGGTGAATCTTCCAACAAATACCGGTCCGGCCCACACCCGCCGTTGTCGTGGCCGCAATTAAGCTCTGACGGCGGGATCCGCAGGATGATTCTATAACGTCCCAGAGCATCCGCGTCTTATGGGCGTGCAGCTCATCTATGATGGCGCCGTGAGTGTTTAATCCGTCCAGTCCGTTATAGTCCGACGAAAGCGGTTGAAACGTAGCATCGATAGCATCAACCGAAATCGCGCTGCGAAACACCTTCATGCGTTTCAGCAACTCGCGACTCTGCTTAACCATCCTGGACGCCGTATTAAAACATAGTCGCGCCTGATCCTTTTTAGTCGCCACGCTATAAACTTGAGCCGCTGGTTCCCGGTCAAAGGCTTCTAGGATAATAGCAATCGCAGCGGCCAACGGGGTTTTACCGTTTTTTCGCGCAACCTCGATTAAGGCAACCCGAAACCGTCGAAAAATCCCATGTCGCAGCCGATTCGCACGGGGAATGCTTTTAGCACGAGCAGCCGACATTCCCTCTGGCAAAGCCATCCAACCAAAAAGACTGCGGATTACAAACTCCTCCCACGGCGACAATTTAAATTTTTGGCCGTACCATTCGCCCTCCACAAATCGGATATATTTGTCAAAGAGCGCAACCACAAAGTCGGCCTGCTCTTCGTCAAACCACAATCCGCGCTTGTGTCCGTCCTTCAAATCACGGTTGTGGCGCTCGTAAGCCTGGCGCTCAAGCTTGCCAATCGGACGCTCGCCGCTCCAGTGTTCGTATCCATGCTTTTTGTATTCCAGGTACGCCATTGGACTTTTGGCCTATCCCGTCTCGAATCCAAAATCGTTGTCCGCTTCGCTCTTGCCGTCCTTAGCGCCACCCTTGATGCTGAGCCGCGAGCGTTCGGCGGGGTTAAGTCCCAACAGCGCGCCAATCTTAACCATCTCGCGGCGTGAGTCCTTGAGCACGGCCATCCATGCGCTCACCTGCTTGTAACCCGTCTTGCATTCTTGCACGGCGCCATCCTTCCGAACACCGACAACCGCTTGCCGATACATCGAGTAGGATTCGCAGTACGCCGCGAAAGTCTGCGTATCCCACGTAGTCAGCATGTTTTGAGATTCAAGCTCTTCAGCCAAGCGTCGCCATTCGTCCTTGGCAATGTCGTCCAACCATTCTGGTGGCGCCAACGAAATGGGTACAGGCGGCTTTGGCTCATCGTCATTCAGCGGCCGCCTGCCGGGATTGCCTTCTCGAATTTTCTGCGCCGTCGGTTTTGGCGCCGGTCCTGGTCTAGCCATTGTTCAGTCCTTTCGCGTCTGCCGCCCAAAGCCGCCATCTTCGTTCGCGGTCTTTCGGCTGTGGCACGACTTGCATAGTGATTGCAGGTTGGCGGAATCCAATCGCTTGCCGCCACGGTTCAGCGGCACAATGTGATCCACTTCTTCAGCCTGCTCGAAACATCCGTCCGCCTGGCAGAATGGTTCTCGCCGTAATTGCATCCCGCGCATCTTTTGCCACGTCCGGTCGTATCCCCGTTTGCTTCGGCTCGAACGTCCCCGCTCGTATTGCCGGGATTCATGCGTGGTGTGCTCTGTACATTTGCCGTCAGCCGTTAGGTTTGGACAGAACGGATGCAGGCAGGCTTTGAGTGGTTTGATTGGCATGTCGTTTTCTTCCCCTTTTCCCCCAGACCCCCTTAACCCCTTAAAAGCTTATATTTCCAGCTCCTACGCGCGCGCGCGCGCAGCATGTTTTTTGACATGCGAAAAAGCCGATTTTTAATGCGTTCGCATAACGGCCAGTGTTTTCAATCATTGACGGGGCCATTTTTGCGTTTTGTGTATCATAAAGTGGCGTTTTTCATCTAAAAGTTTGTGTCGAAAGTTTGTTTTTCGATGTAAAAGTTTGGTTCCGAAAAACCAAAAGTTTGGAAAAAAACGTGCTTTTTGGCGAAAATGCTATGCGTTCGCATTAAGTTGGTGT